GTAGAGTTCAAAACCTAGCACAAACATAATATGGAAACCCTGCAAAGGACAGCAAATCGTGGAAGCATATCGACTGGTTATAATGTTGATAACTCTGTGAAGTTAAACAGATTCAATAGTGAAACATTGCAGCATACTTATGATTCAGCACCAACAAACCTAAAAAAGAATACTCTTAGTATTTGGTTTAAAAGAACTGAGATAAGTGTGAATCAAGGACTTTATCAATTTGGTGATGATGCAAGTGGAGAACATACTTATATTAGATTTACTTCAAGTGCCGATCAAGGTTTTTTAAGGGGTAATTTTGGCAGTAATGTTCAATTTTTACTTACCACTCAATCATTTAGAGATACTTCAGCGTGGTATCATTTAGTTGTTGCATGGGACACAACGCAAAGCACCGCTTCTGATAGATTAAAAGTTTATTTAAATGGTTCA